TTTTAGTTTTCGTTTAAACTCATAGCTTTTAACGCCTTTATTTTCGCGGTCTTTGCCGTTTAACGCTACAAACAAGTAAAATTTAAAATTTATAGCTAGAACGTTTTCGGGGTCGCAAGCCGCCCGCAAATGGTCAACGGCTTAGAAGTACCTTGCAAGGTCAACTAAAACCACAATATGTTGTGATTTTTAAGTCACTTTTGTACTAGAGGTTACACCTTCAGAAACAAGGGTGTAACCTATTGTACGCCTTTAATATCAAGGTGCAGAAGAATTGTAGCGGTTACACCTACAATTTAAGGGTGTAACCGCTATTTACCTTGATATTACTGGTCTATAACTATATAGGTTACACCTACTACACCTTTTATTAAGTTTAAAAAAAAAAAAATATTCCTTATATTATATACTACTTCAAATATATCGTAAAATAGTTAAAAAATATATAAGAAATTCAAAAAAAGGTGTAGTAGGTGTAACCTATTTCTTGTACGCTAGAAATAGCAAGGCTTTTGACGGTTACACCCTTGTTTTAAAGGTGTAACCAAAAAAACGAAAAAAAAGTGCCGTAAAGCTAGATATTTCAAGGAAAAAAAGAAGGTTACACCTTTAATTTTTAAGGGTGTAACCTTTTAGATTTTAATTTGCAAAAACTCTTTCACTGCGCCCGTTAATTTTTCTTACAACAATTTTCAAGCATTTTATTCTGATTATCTGCATAGAAAACGATATTTTCCCAACGGGTTTTAATCCATTGTCCCGACAAAAACGCTGATAGTCATAATACACATCGTTCGTTGTTTTGCCAACGAAGTTCTCGCCGTCCTCATCGGCTTCATAAACAAAACCTAGTACGCTGTTATTTCGGATTTCGTAGGCTCTCAGTGCGGCTTCTGCCTTTTGTGAGTGCGTAAATCCTTGGTTTTCTAATACTCTTTGAAGTCCTTCAATCCCTAGCTTTATGAAGTATTCCATAACAGGGCTTGTTTGAAGTTTTGTCTTTAAAAGCGGGTCGAAGTTAGGATTGTCTTTGTTAAAACTTGCGTTAAATGGTATGATACAAAGTCTATCCATAACCGCGCCTGTTGTGTCACGTATTCGCGGGATATTATTCGCGGAAAATACCAATTTGCAATATGGATTAAAGTCAAAAGGGTCTTGCCCCTTGCGTTCTACATTTATTCTGTCGCCGGTTGTAATTTTCTTAAATAGTGCCGGGTCGGGGTTAAATTCATCGCTTATATCGTCGCCAATATTGCAAAGTTTACCAAAAAGCTCTGCCCCCTTAAACCTCTGCCCTAATTCTTTCAAATCAAGGTTGCAAGTATTGTCATCTCCTAATAACTTTTGAAGTAAACTTAGGAATGTCGATTTTCCATTTGCCTTATCTCCGACAAGAATAAACGCCCGTCTAAATTCATTCCGACGAAAAAAACAATACCCAATGAGCTCTTCGAGCAAACTTCTGATTTCCGTATCATTGCAAGAAATATCATTTAGAAAGCGGTCGCCTAACTCTGAATATGCGTCTGGGTTATAATTCCACGGTATACGGTTGGTTAAAATATATTCTTTTGAAAATGGTAGAAGTCTCCCCGATGGTAAATGGTAAACGCCGTTATTAAAGGCTATAAAATTTTCATTTGCCGGTTCTACATTATCCCTACATAGTATTTGAAGTAGACTCGTAACTTCGGCTCTTTGCGTCCGTTTCAGTTGAGGTATATATTTAACCATTGCCCCTTCTATTTCCTCAAAACGTGGCGAATAAATACCATTGCGGTAAATATGAATTTGCCCGTTTATCCGTTTTAGGTTCTCATTTTTTATAAGAAAATCCGTAAATATATGGTGTAAAAACTTTTTATCTTGGAAAAAACGATTGTCTAAAACTTTTTTATCTGACATATCTAGCGCGGTGGTGTTTTCAATTTCCGCTTGCTTTTCGCGCCAAATGGTCAGATTACTTGCGGCTAATTCTCTACAAGCCTTGATATAACGTTCAAATTCCTGCGTATTAGCTCTTAGACGGTCATTTGCGTCTTTAATTCCTTTATTCACTGGCGCAACATAAGCAAAGCAACCTATCTCATCAAAGCGGTCTTTGAGTTTGAATGCGTTTTTCTGCCCTATGTTTTCTTTGCCTTGGGCTTCATTATCATAATCATTGTCTCCAACGATAACAAAAGTTGACTTTGTCTTGTATTTTTGACAAACATCAAGAAGTCTGTTATAACCAATGCCGCGCAACGCTATCGCCGCGCCGCCTGCTTGTTCAACGCTTATAGCGTCGTAAACGCCCTCGCAAATATAAATAAATTCGGGGGGATTTTTGGCTTTTAAATAATGTTCGCCAAAAAGTGGTGCATCCGCTCCTTTAGGATTGTAATATTTCGAGTATCCTTCCTTCATATTCTCTCGGTCGTAGAGTTCGGATACTGCATAAATTGCCGTGCCGTTCTCATCAAGAAAAGGAAGAATATATTTATACTTCGTCGATTTCTCTTGGCTTACTTTACGCTTGGGCGGTAAAATTACATTAAAACCTTTTTCAGAATATCCTAACTTAAAGCGGCGTATGATTTCATCGGTAAAACCACGGCTGTGAAAATACTCCATTGTCTCAGGCGAATTTAACGCGGCTTCGTGAGCGTTTGCAATAGCTTTTTGAATTTCGGGGTTTACAAAGTCACTCGTCTGTGCTACAATACTCGTAGCGTTTAATCCCGCCGTTTGCGTTTGCTCCGCAACGGCTTTTTCTTTTGCCAAATTGTCCATAAAAATTACCTCCTAATATAAATTTCAGCTAATTTTACTCTTTCCCTGCAAAAAAAATAATTCATATTAACGTCTTGCCGTCCCTTTTAGAGAGACGGCTCTTTCTCTTTTCGGCGTTTTCGTAGCGGGCTATAATATGAGCATAATTATGTATACTCAGGCGGGTTAATTCCCGCGTTTCTTCGTCGCTATTAACCGCGTATCGGGCTATGTCTTGGACTTGGGTCAATATCACCCTTATCAATGGTGGCAATGTCATCAAAGTCAAACTCCCCTCTCTATCGTTTCTAATTTGAAATTTACGCTTTTTACCGCGTCCAGTATGAGAAGTAATAACAAATTCTTTGCGTTCGTTCCGCTCTTTTCGGATAACTCTTTCAAGTACTTCAAGCGGGTTTCATACGGATGGTCGCTGTTATTTATTATCCAGTATACCGTATCTTCAAAATCCATTTCTTCCATAATAATATTCCTCCTTACACAATGCGTCCCGCGTTTGCGTTCTCTCTTAATAAATCAACTTCGATAATGTCAATGTGGCGGTGTACAGCTTCGATTTCCGCCTCCATTGCCATAATCTTTGCGTCGAGCGTCTCCAATGGTGTCACTCCTTCATACGATTACAATTTTCGCCAAATCGCAACGCAACGCCCTCGCTATTTGTACCGCGCTCTTTTGCAATATTTTTTCCCCGTTCGTCGCTTTTCTCAGCGTCTCGCAACATATCCCCGCGCGGTTTCTTACCTCCGTATCGGTCAAACCACGGTCAAGGATTATTTCTCGGATTTTCGTCCCGTTTGGCGTGTAGGTCTGCCGTCTTGCCATACTGGTTCACTTCCTTTCAAATAAAAACGCCTGCAACAAGTCTTTTCAAAAAGGCTCATCGCAGGCTCTTATATTCTTATTTTTATTAAGTAACATTAAATCTAATTAAGTTAATATTGCTTGACATACCCCAAAAAAAAGGTTATAATCCTTGATAATAGAATATTAGAGGCGTTCTATACAAAAGTTTCTCAGGCTTATGTATTATTTGTTGCGCCTTTTCTTTTGCCGTCTTGGTATTGGTAGTACCTTGACGGCTATTTTTTTTTGCGGCTGTATTCGGTTGTTAAGGTTCAATCAGATATTGTTCAATCTTTATAAATTGTATTTTATCTTCAAATTCTAATAATGTCAATAGGTAAATTTGCAAAAAGCCTTGTTTTTTTGCGGGATAAAGGAGTTTAATTTGTGGCAGTTCTTTATAATATGATGAATTTGTGGCAATTCTTTAAACTTTTTTTGCATATTTTTTTTCGAAATTTTCTATTTCAGTTTTTGAAATTTGATGTTCTCGCCCGTTGGCAAGTCGTACAGCTTGAATTTTTCCCGCCTTTATCCAGTCATATATTGTAGTGATACTTACGTTAAAGTAAACCGCTAATTCTTTTGGTTTATAATATTGCTTTAATAAGTGCCTTTCTATCTGTTTTTTGACATTCTTCTTAATCTCCTTCGTAATTTCATTCGACATAACGTCAATATTTTCCTTTACTACTTTTTCCATAGCGTGATACATTTTTGCGTCCAATGCGTCAATGCTATAGTTGTTGTAGAGTTTATTCAAATAATCTCTAGTATCGTGCTGTAATTCTTGCCATTTAGGGATTGCTTCTCTTATTTCATTTATGGTTTCCGCTTGAGTACAAAAAAGATCTATTACTTCTTCTTTGCTTAACTCTCTCCTTTTTCCTGTTTCCCCGTCTACTGGCGAAAAGATTTTTACCGCTCCCACAACTTCCGCCCCCCATAAATTTAAACAATGTTCACTATGGCGTTTCTCACGAAGAAACGCAAAAATCCGCCGCCCGAAAGAGAAAAAAATTTGCGGGCGGTATTTTTTTATGCTCTCATCGACGCGGTCACGATTTCAAAATCTTTTATAATCAGGCTTCTACAAGTGCTGGTTCTTTGATTTTCAGATTTTCCAAATAGTCCACGGTTATTTGTACATATTTCTCCCGGCTTATCCCCATATTCTCATCGTACGCCTTTAAAGCTGTATCTAAAAAACGCGCCTTAAAATCAAATTCAGATATTTCTTCATCTGTGTAAAGCTCTTTCATCAATTCGTCAAAGTCATCTTCATCTCCGACAGCTTCCGCGCCGCGCTCCATTAAATCTTTATATTCGGCTCTCGCTTTTTCAAGCTCCATTTCGTATTCCTCATCATATTCTTTATCTTTTCCGTTTGCCATTATTGCCTAGTCCCCTTTCCATAAGGTCTTTATATTCCGCCCGCGCTCTTTCAAGTTCCTTATCAGGCGTTTTGACGGTTTTCTTCGTAAAAGCGTGAAGTAATACGAATACGCCTTTTTGATATACCACAAAGAAAACTCTATCTTTATCAGGTCGAAGTTCCCAAATATCGCCCTCAATGTGTTTTACTACCGGTTGCCCTATAAAAGTGCCATTTTCTTGTAAGTATCGCAAATATTGGGTTATTCTATCCGCTTTAATCCGGCTATTCTTATCTTTCTTTTTCCGCAACGCTTTCAAATAATCCCGCGCCGGTTTATTGCCGTCTTTATCCTCATAGAAGTCTATTTTGTACAAAATATCACGCTCCTTTTACTGCCGGATTATTTTGCATCAGTCTGTGGTATCATCGCCCTTTGGCTAATACTTTCTCTATACATTGCCATAATACCGCTTATAACCACGCCATTTTGATTTAAACCATACACCATAGCTAATTCTTGTAGTATCGCAAATTCTGCCGGCGTAAATCGAAAACTTCTTACAATGCTTTTTTTCGTGAGCGTCTTTTGAGGTCTACCTCGCTTCTTTACTTCTTCCATAACCTTCAATTCGCCTCTTTTATTTTTCGTATTACAATAATTCTTCTATGCTCTTATTTTATCACTAGTTCAAATCTAATGCAAGTATTTTTTGTATTACAAAAAATCGAGAAGTATTGAAAATACTGACATTTGCAAGAATTATTTTACTACACATAACGAGAATTATACGGAGTAAAACTATTTTGTGATATAACTTCTCTTCATCTCAATATTTCCTGCCCGATTATCTCTCAAATATGCCTCCATATTTCCCCGTGGTGACGTTTTTAATCAATTACGCATATAAACTATCGCGTGTGTAAATCTTCCCTCTTAAAACGCCTTATTTTCGCTTGTACGATAAAATCCCATTATCTTCAATATTTGCGGGCGGTTCGTTTAGAGTTTCTTCCTCTAGTGGAATAAAAAAATTCAGTATTTATGCGGTCTAGCGGTCTTTTCACTCAAAATAAGGCTCTCTGCGGCGTTCGTTTTGCCATACGATAGTTTATATGTACTTGTCTTTTCAAACGCGTCTACGAGCGTGTCAGGCGGTCAGAAAGTAGCGTTATGTTTTCCACAATAGATTGAGTGTTTCGTTTAGGCTTCCTCTAATCGGACTTTTCGCCGCGTGTCCATTTTGCCCCTCGCTGATGTACGCGCTTATCACTTCCACTTTCCCTTATCCTTGCGCGGTCGTGCCTCGTATTGGTCACGTACGAGTGGAAAATCTGCCTTTAGTCCCGACGCTCCATATATCGCTCTTACGCCGTTCCGTATGTGGTAGGTTCTTTCAACAGCTGAAAATGTTGCGGATCCTTGCGAGCCCCAACTACTCTCTAGCTGTATATTTTGTTTTTCAATAAGTAAATATTTTACAATAACAAAGTGAGTGTCTATAACGCTTCAACGCTTTTTTCCGTGGTTCAAAATATTAAGTTTTTTGGCGAATTTCTGCCCGCAAATTCGCCTTAACGCTAGTATTTTCAAGTGTTCTATCATTTACAATATCACTTTACTTTTAGTTTTCGTTTAAACTCATAGCTTTTAACGCCTTTATTTTCGCGGTCTTTGCCGTTTAACGCTACA